GCCGGCGCCGTCGGGCGTCGGGCACGTCCCGATCTCGTCCGGGACCAGCGCCGCCGCCTGGGACTACGTCAACTCGGCCCAGATCGCGGCGGGGGCGATCACCGGCAGCGTCATAGCGACCGGCGCGGCGACGACGCCGAAGCTCGCGGCCGGCAGCGTGACGCTCGCGAAGCTGACGCCGGCCGTCCAGCTCGGCCTGGCTGCTACCGGCATGACGGCCTGGGTCCGCAAAGCCTCGGAGATCCCGGCTGGCTGGCCTAGAGAGACCAACCTCGACGGCCGGCTGCCGGTCGGGGCCGGCACCGAGTTCAGCGTGACCTACCTCGAGGACACGGCGTACGGCGCGTCCTGGAGCCACCAGCATAGCCTGACCGACACGTCCGAGGCGACGACCGGCCTGACGCCGAATCTGAAAGGCGACACCGGGGGCTGGCCGGCCTCGAACAGCAGCCACACCCACGGCGTCAGCGGCAACACCACCGCGAGCGCCTGGGCGATCCCGATGCGGGCGGTGGTCTTCGTGAGGAAGAACTGACGTGGAGAAGCGCACGCCGAAAGGGTGGACCGAGTATCTCGCCCAGGAAGAGGCCGAGTTCACGCTGTCCGAATACATGGCCGGGTGCTTATCGCGCATCCTGGGGTGCGCCATCGAGCAGGCCCAGGCGGCCGGCCACACCGAGGCTATGGTCGGGCGGTTCGAGCAGTGGGCGGCCAGGCGCGACCAGCTGTTCGGGCTCTCGGACGCGCAGGCCGAGCTGGCACTGACGCGCGAGGCGCTGGCGCGCGAGCGGACCGCTGTCGACCGCGCCAACGGCCTGGGAGCTGGAGGCGAGCATGCAGTGTGAGGGCACGGTGGCCGCGCACGACGTGGTGCGCTTCGAGGGCCGCGAGCTGGTGATTGTCGACGACGACACCGGCCAGCCCACAGATCAAGTGGTGGCGGTGCCGGTGTACGAGCAGGTGGCAGCTTCGAGGTGCGAGGCCGAGGCCACGCTCATGAGCCGCGGCATGAAAGAGGTGGCAGCGAAGGGCGGCACCAGCTGGCTGATCGTGGACGACAGGGCGTACTGCCACCAGCACTACCAGCCAGGGGTGATGCAGCACCTGGACGGCGCCCTGAGCGAGCACCCGGCGATGGCGGTCGACGGGTGAACGGCGAGGCCGTGCTGGAGCTGATCGAGCGGAACGGCCTGCCCGTGGTGATGGCCATCGGCGCCGTGGCGCTGTTGTGGCGGTTCGGCGGGGTGGTGCTGCGGGCGCTGCTGGAGGCCCATACCTCCAGGGTGAAAAGCCTGGAGGTGGAGCGCGACCACTTCCGCGACCGCTCGGAGGCCTCAGAAGACCGGACGGCCGCGTTAGCTAGGGAACTGATCGACGAGTGCAGGGTGCGCGCGGGCGGCCCTGTCGGGGCTGCCGTAGCCGAGGAGGACTAGGCGCCATGGCCGGGCTGCTGGGGATCGACGTCAGCTCACATCAGGGGTCGGTGGACTGGGCCGCCGTGAAGGGCGCCGGCGTGGCCTACGGGTTCACCAAGCTGACCGGCGGCACCGACTACAGGAACCCGTACGCCGCCGAGGCCTGGGCCGGCATGAAAGCCCAGGGGCTGGTGCGCGGCGCCTACCACTACGCGCTGGAACCCAGCATGCACGAGATGCCCGGGGCTGGCCCCGAGGCCGAGGCCGACGTGTTCTGTGATGCGCTGGAGGCGCTGGGGATCGAGGCCGGCGACCTGGCGGTGCTGGACGTGGAAGAAGGCGACGGTAGCAGCCAGATGGGGGAGTGGGCACTGCGCTGGCTGGCCCGCGCCGAGGACCGCCTGGGTTGGCGGCCCATGGTGTACACCGGCGCCTGGTTTTCGACGCCGGCCGGGTTCGGCGCGTGCCCCGAGCTTGCGGGGTATCCGCTGTGGCTGGCGGCCTACCAGGAGAGCATGCCGATGCCGGCGCCGCCCTGGGACGCCATCACCATCTGGCAGTACACCTCCTCGGCCAGCATCGCCGGCGTGGCCACGCCCTGCGACGGCAACCTGTTTTCGGGCACCGCCGCCGAGCTGGCGGGCTACGGCGCCGCCCAGCGGTTGCCGGAGTATGACTGGCAGGAGCCGGCCCGCCTCCAGGAGAACGACTGGGACTGTTCACCGGAGTCGATGGAGTGGTGCCTGTACGCCTACGGCCGGACGCCGGACGACAACTGGATTGAAGAGAGCATGATCGCGGAGGACGTCGTCAGCGTCGAAGCCGGCTGCCTCGACGCCAGCGGGGCCGGCCTCGCCGCCTGGCTGACCCGCCACTACGGCCCGGACGGCTACGTCGGGTCGAACGACCCGGAGGTCTCATTCGACGCGGTGGTGGAAGAGGCCGGACAGGGCCTCTACCCGGTCGCGATCGGTGGGCGGGCCTGGTATCACTGGAGCGGCGTCAGAGGGTACGACGACGGCGCGGACCTGCTGCTGCTGGCGAACCCGGCGCCCGGCTGGCAGGGCGTCTACCAGACGATGACGCGGGCGCAGTTCGCGCAGCTCGGACCGTTCAGCCTGGTCCGGTTGCGCCACCCGGCGGCGGAGGGAGACGTGGAAACGCCACCGCTCGACTACTCGCCGTGGGCAGGCCGGATCGGGAGCGGCCTGCTCGAGATGATGGCGGCTGACGGCGTGCTGCCGGCCCAGCGCTATTCGACCTGGCTGCCGTTGGGGGCGCCGCCGCCGGCCGACATCGAGGAGTGCGTGGGCACCAACGGCATCACCTATCGGTGGCTGCTAACCGAGAACCTCGGATTCAGAATCCGGCCGAGTTAGGAGGGAATCACGTGGATGAAATGAGCGAACTGAAAGCGCGGCTCGACCGCCTGGAAAGCCTGGTCGGGACGGCGTACGCGGCGAACGGCACCGTCCGGCCGGCGCTCGAGAACGCGGCGCTGCAGCAGGACGTCGAGCAGATGCGCGTCGAGGTCCAGGCGGTCTGCAACTTCCTCCGCGACAACGACCCAAATCCCGAGCCGCCGGCTCCGCTCTAGCGTCGAACGCCAGAACGCCCGGCCGTGCTAGGACTGGGCGTTTCGGGTGCTGGGGGCGCGGGCGCTACGTCGCGATCGGCGTCAGCGTGACTGTCCACCGTGCGGGTGCCAGGACGTCGAGATAGTAGGCGCCCGGCTTGACGTTGTAGAGGTACGTCTCGCCGCTCGACGGCTGCCCCTGCCGCCCGAGGATGACGTTGACCACGGCGTCGTACGAGCCGCGCTGTCCGTCGGCGCGTTTGAGGTCAACGATGAGGTTGTCCTGGTCGCCAGCCGCGACCTCGCCGCTCCAGCTCGCGTGATAGGTGCCGCCGGCCAGCTCAAACGGACGGGTGCGCTGGCCGCCGTGGTTGGTCAGCGTGAGCGGCGCCCCGGTCGGGGTCGGCGCGCAGCCGGGCTCTTCAGCGCGGGCGACGCCCGGGGACACGAGCAGGAGCGCGAGAAGCGCGGCGACGAGAGCACGGATAGCGTTTCGATGGTGCATGGTGAGCTCCAAATCTCTGATGGGGGGCTCGGGGCAGAACGGCTGCCCCGAGCCACGCTGTCGCGGCGCCTACGGGTTAGGCGGCGCCGGCCTGACGGGTGAGGTACTGATCGAGCAGGGCGGTGTACTTGCCGAGCTGGACGTCCGACCAGCGAGCCGGGTCTGAGCCCGTCCACGACGCGGTAAAGCCCGCGGCCTGGGCGCGCGCCAGGAGATCGACGTACCGGCTCGCGGCGTCCGCACGGGCGGCCGGGCTCAGGGCTCGTGCTGGTGAGGGCTCAGCTGCCGGCCGTGGAGCAGGCCTGGCCGGCGCCGGCGGCTGCTGGTGCTGCCGCGGGCTGGCCTTACTCCAGGCGTCGAGGCCGACCCCGACCAACCTCGCGGCCCGCTTGAGGGCATCGGTGTCGGCGGCTTTGTAGTCGTTGCCGAGATCGACGAACGTCTGATCTCGGACGCGGCGGTTCGCGGTCTGCCAGCCTCGCTCGACGTGCGACGTCTCGATGGTGGCCTCCGAGCCGTCCTGGGCCTCGACGACGATGCGGATGGTCAGGGTGCCGCGGACCCAGACCTGGTCCGCCATCTCGTCGTAGCCGTGCTCGCCGGTCGTCCACGACCAGCCGGCCGGTCCGAGGCAGCGGGTCAGGTGGGCGATGATGTCGGCGCCCTCGTAGTAGTTGGCGCCGGAGTGGGGATGCCGGGCCAGCTGGCCCGGCGGAGACGAGAGCAGCGACAGATCGGTCAACATCAGGCGGCCTCGGCAATCTGCGCCAGCGCCGAGCTGGCGCGCTCGGCGCGCTCGTTGAGGTCGCCGCAGGTCGAACAGACAAGCCCCTGCTTGCGGTAGCGGCACGACGCGGCGTGAATCTCGGCGTACTCGACGATCGCGGCGAGTCGCACGGAGTACGATGTGGTCGTCATGGGAGTCTAGCCTCCTGTGGCGGGCGCCGTCGGGCTATCACCCCGGCGGCGCCATTTGTGATATGTCTAGTATAGCAGGGCTATATAGTTCTGTGCTACGATTGAGGTACTATCGCGACAGAGGACGCCCATGCCGATGCTCTCGAATCTCCGCCCGATCCGTGAATCGCGGATGCTCAGCCAGGTCGAGCTGGCGCAGCGCGCGGGCGTGACGCAGGCCACGATCTCGCGCATTGAGACCGGGCAGGCCGCGCGCTTCGACACCGCGCGCAAGCTCGCTCGAGCGCTCCGGGTGAAACCGGCGGCGCTCGTCAGCCCGACGAACCGCGCGAGCAGGCTAGAATAGGAACCGCCCCGCGCCGCACGAACGGCCGGGGCGACGGTGAACCTGTTGGGAGGCTCACATGCCGATTGTACCCGCTGCGCATGGCGAGGTCTTTGAGCGCGCGGCGATCTACGTCCGCGTCTCGACCCCCGACCAGCTGAAGGGCTACTCGCCAGACGCGATGGTCCGCGTCTGCCAGGACCGCGCCAATCAGCTAAGCGCCGACGTCGTGCTCACCGTCGTCGAAGACGGCAGCGGCGACGCCTGGGATCTCGACGGCCTCGAGCAGATCACGCGAGCAGCCGCCGCGCGCCAGTACGACGTCCTGATCGGACTCGACACCTCGCGGCTCGCTCGTGACCTGCTCAAGCATCTCTGGCTCAAAGACGAACTGAAACGGTACGGCATCCAGATCCGCTACGCACAAGTCGAATTCGCCGACGGCCCAGACGGCGAGATGCACGAGCAGATGTTGGCCGTCTTCGACCAGCACGAGAAAGCGAGAATCCGGCGGCGCTTCAAGCTGGGCGCCGACGAGAAACGCCTGCGCGGCGAGGTCATGGGGAACGGCCGCATCCCGTACGGACTGGTGCCGGCGCTCAATGCCAAAGGCCGCATCGTGTCGTACACGATCGACGACGAGAAAGCCGCGATCGTCCGACGGATCGCCGACCAGGTCGTCGAGCGCCCCCTTGTCGACCTCTGCCGCGTTCTCAACGCCGACGGCATCACCGCGCCGAGCGGCGGGCGTTGGGGACCATCGTCGATCAAAGCGCTGCTCGCAAACCCGGTCTACGTCGGCGACTACCAGTTCGGCAAGACGAAACAGACGAAGAACCCCCGTGGCGCCCGGACCAAGCGCACAACCCGCCTCACCACACCCGCCGATATCACGCACGTCGACGTGCCGGCTATCTTGACGCATGAACAGCGCGACCGAGCCCAGGCCGCGCTCGAGCATCGGAAGCGCCACCGCCGGCCGTTGACGCCGGCCACAGACGACACCTTCACGCTGCGCCAGCGGCTCCGCTGCGGTGAATGCGGCGGCATCATGGCGACAAATCGCGGCCACTTTCGACGGTACTGGTGCGTACGCTCGGCAACGAGCCGTGAGCAACAGCGAGCGACCCGCTGCCCTCAGAAGGGCGTTCGCGCCGACGTCATCGAGCGTCACGCCTGGAGCTTGCTGGTCGACCGTCTCCAGGCGCCGGAGCTCCGCGAGGCCCTCGAGGCGCGCGCCGCTGCTGACGACACGCTCCCGCGCTGGGAACGCCAGCTAGCGTCGGCCGAGCTAGAAGTCCGCCGGCTCGAACATCGGATCGAGAACTACACCGACGACCTCGCCGACCTCGAACGCGGATCAGTCAGCTGGAAGCGGGCGCGCGAGCAGCGCGCAAAGGCCGAGGCCGACCTGCGGATAGCTTTGCCGAGCCTCGAGCGTCTACGACGATCGCGCCCGGAAGTCTTCGGCGCCCAGCACGTCGAGACGATCATGCGGCAGGTCGAGATCATCCGGTCGCGACTCGACGCAGCCAGCCGCGATCATACGGCACAAGCCGCACTCATCGCCGGCCTCGGCCTAGAGGGAACGGTCCATCGCGCAGCCGACGGCGACCCGCGAGCAGCCAGCTTCGGCGGCGTCGTCGAGCACGTCGTTGACTGGACGGCCCGTATCCCACTCGAAGACGCGCCGGACGGCGTGACGGTCGATCTCACAGGTAACAGCGTTCACGTATTTCAGGGTACCGGTACGCCGTTACCCGGCGCGCTGGCGCTCCGGCTGGCCTGACGGATGCCGTTCGGCCGGCAGGTCATCCAGGTCGTCGCGGCTCAGCAGGTACTCGACGGCCCAGATGACGGCCGCGAGTGCGTCGCCGGAGAGCGGCTCACGCCCAGGCTGATCTGCGGATCGCGGCTCGTCCATACGGTCCACCATACCCCGGACCGCGCGACACCAATGAGACAGTATTCCTGTCTCATTGCTGTCCATTCTGACGTGCTACGATAGCTCTCGCGTTGCTGTGTTCGCGTCCGGTCCACCGTCGACGGAGTGCGCCGATGTCCCGCCCCGCTGCACACGCCTCACGCCCGGCGTCCCACCAGCCGGCCTGCTCGGCCTCGGCCCACTGCCGCCCGGCCGGACCGCTGCTCGCCGCGCTCGGCCTGTGCGCCCGTACCCCTGGACGCTGGCTCCACCTCGGCCCGATCGGCCCGAGAACGACCCCGCTGACGTCGCACCCGCTGTCGCAACAACCGCCCCCCCCCCCCCCGAATTCGCAGCAACGTGACGCCGACCTGATCCGGACCTGGCCGGAGCTGCGCGCCCATCTGGGCTACCGGCTCGACCTGTTCGGGCTCGACCGGCGCCCGCCGGTCCAGGCCCGGTACCTCGCACCCGCTCTCCTCTGGATCGTCTACGCCGTCGCCTGGACCGAGCCCGGCGCCCCGTTCGCGGTCTGGGCTTCCAGGCTCGATCGGCCGTGCCACCTCGTCTACGACTTCGACGGTGCCGCGCCCTCGGCCGACGCCGTCGCTGCGCTCGGCCGGATGGCCGACCTCATCATCGGGAGAGGCCGGCGTCGAGGCCGCCGCTCGTACGCTGAGGACACCACCTGGCGCACGATCGCCGAGGACGCCGAGGCGCGCTACGCGGCGCGCCCAGGGCAGGGCTGGCGGCCGATCGCGGCCGTGCTCGGCGTTGACCTCCGCACGCTCTCGCGCTATCGCGCCCTGCTGGCGCGAGAGGCGACCAGCGCGGTACGGCCGGTGCCAACGCTGCTCTCTGGAGGTCTGGGAGGATGAGTCGACGGCCGAGGCGCCACATCGTCGTCACGCTCTTACCGCTCGAGTGGGACGCGCTGGTCGAGGCGGCCCGGCATGACCAGCGCGAGCCGTGCGTGGAAGCCCGCTGGCTGCTGCTCCGCGCGCTCGCTGCTCGAACCGGAGCTGCGCTCGATCCGGACCCGGAACTGACCGACGTGGCCTGAGACCAGGAAATAGCCCGCGACGGATGCCACTCCGTCGCGGGCCGAAGGGAGCACCCCGTCCGGGGCAGTGATGCAGGATTGTACCGCACCTCGCGTGCCGGCTCTCGACACTGCGCCTCAGCTCACGTCACAGTCGCGTCACGACGGTCCGATCTCTCGACCGGCGTACGACCGCGTCGACGGCTGTTCGGCTCGCTGCCGCCGGGAGCGGGTGATCGTCGTCGGCGGCGTCGGCACCCGGCAGGGCGTCGTCCATCGTGACTACCACGACCACGCGGAGTACGAGGCGACGCTCCGCGCCCGGGTCGCCGAGCTGTCCGTTCAGCTCGCCAGGGCTCGGGCGCTGGTTGACGCGGCGCAGCTCGAGGCGGTGAGGCTGGCTGACGCGGCGCGCCGCGACGTGGACCAGCTCGCTGTCCGTGGTACTGTTATCCGGACCGGCCGGCTCACCGTCGACCTGATCGACGACGCGGCCTACCTCGGCGGCCGGCGCCTGGACATGGTCCCGTCCGAGTGGGCGCTGCTCGCCGCGCTGGCCCGGCACGTCGGGCGGGTCGTCTCGCGTGACGACCTGGTCGCGGTCTGGGCGGCGGCCTGTCGGACCCGGGCCGGCCGCAAACGGCGCCGTGCCGACCCGTACCCGCTGCTCCGCGCGTCGGTGATGCGGCTGCGATCTCGGCTCGGCGAGCTGGGCCCGGCGCTCGTCGAGACGCGGCGCGGCGCCGGCTACCTACTCCGCCAGCTTCCGGCGGAGCTGTAGCGGTGGTCTGGGTACGGACGCCTGACGACCTGTACGACCAGCCGGACGTCCTGGCGATCGGCCTGGATGCCGTAGCGGTGCATCACGCCGCGCTCGGCTACTCGAACCGTAACCTGACCGACGGGCTGGTCCCGCACGCGAAAGCGTCGACGCTGCTCGCGGTCGCGGACCTGGCCGGCATCATCGCCAGGCTCGTTGCTGCCGGCTGGTGGGCTGAGCGGCCCGGCGGCTATCAGCTCGTCTTTCTGCTCGACTTGCAGCCGTGTGCCGCGAGCGTCCGCGCGAAGCGCGCGGCGACGGCTCAGCGCACTGCCGCGTACAGAGCGAGGCGTGACGTGGCTGGTGACAGCGTCACTGACACGCCGAGTACGCCCCTACCCGTTAACCCGGACCCGGTACCCGGGCCGGTTAACCCGGACCCGGACCATCACCCGTCGTCGAACGGCAGCATGCGGGAGCTACGGACGTCTGCGGACGTCCGGCAGCACGGCTCCGCCTTGCGGCGCGCGGACGTCGCACCGCTGCGCGGCACGACGTCGCCGTCTGCCCCCCGAACGAAAAAACAGACGGCGACCCAGGTCAAACTTGCTGAGATCGTCGATCTCGTCCGCGCTGCTGGCATCCCGATCCACCCGACGTCTCGGGACGGCGGCGTCCTCAAATCGTGCGCGGCGCCGCCTGGCCTGATCGCCGAGGCCTACGTCGCCGCCGCTCGGGGCGAGTGGGATCCCGGCGGCGACCGTTTCCTGCCGTCGAACCTGAGCCTGCACATGGTCATCGACCGGCTGGCCGGCTACCAGGTGGAGCGTTCACCGCCGGCGCGGAGCTACCTGGACGGCTACGGGCTACTGATGCGCGGCGCCGGCCATAACGTCCACGGGCCGGGCTGCGACTGCCCGCCGGGAGCTCCGACGCCGGCGTTCTAGGTAGGGAGACCTGACGATGGTACCGAGAGATGTCGACCATGCGGGAGATGGTTCGCTCGAGCGGCTCCGCCGCGCGTCTGACGCGGCCGCCCGGGCGTTCCAGCTCGTGCTCCGGTCCGGGCGGCGAGAGCGACGCCCGGTCTGGATCTGCCCCGTCGTTCCGCTGCCGGACCCGGCGGCGTTCCCGCGCCTCGTCGAGATCGCGAGGAACTAGGGTGATAGAGACCACGGCCGGCCGCCCGGCCTACACGACGATCGCGCCCCAGCAGCGCGCCTGGCTGCTGGCGCTCGCGGCGACGCTCCAGGGGGCGCTCGCGCTCCACGAGCTGGCCGAGGGGCTCGACGTGATGGCGCTGGTCTGCGGCTGGTCAGCGCGGCCCAACAGCCCGTTCCGGGCCGACCTGCTGGTCGAGTTCGACGAGACGGCGCGCGCCTGCCGCGCGCTGTCGGCTGAACTTCGAGGCCTGCCGGCTCCCGAGGCCTCGACCCGTTCGACTCGCAAGCTGGCTCAGGGCAAGCTATGAGCGAGCAGCGACACTGCCGGTCGTGCAACGAGCCGATCGTCTGGGGTGAGACGGCGGCCGGCCGGCGGGCGCCGTTCAACCTCTCGGACGGTCAGAACCATTTCATCACCTGCCCACAGCGGCGGGAGTGGCGCAAGACGGAACCGGACCCGAGTCCGACGCAGACGTCCTTCCTGCCGGCCGAGGAGCCGCCCGCTGATCCGACGAGCCGGAGGCACTGGGAAACGCGATCGACGACGCGGCGGTTCTGGCCGGAGGAGGAGCGTAGGGGATGAGCGACGATGAGATGGTGTCTGTTCGGCTGGCCGGCGAGATTCAGCGTCTCATGGTAGACCCGAGGGTTCCGGCTGCGCTCACGTTCTCGGCGCCGCCGTTCGAGGCCTCTGTGCTGGTTGCGGCGCTTCAGGGCACGAGTCGGAACCCCGGGCTCTCGGATGTGCAGCGGGCGATCGTGGTCGATTTCGCCGGTCAGATCGCCGACGGCCTGATCCGGTTGGCGCGCGGCGCCATCGGGCCGGGCTCGGCGATCGAGACGACGCTCATGATGGGTTTCGACCCGTCATTCGACGAGCCGAGGGAGGGCCGGTAGCGATGGTGATACGGATGGCCGAGCGGGAGCGCACGAGATCAGCCGGCGCGGCTGCGGTGCCGGACGGCCTGCCGTTCGCTCGACGGCTGCGCCGGCTCCGTGACGCTGCCGGCCTGAGTCAGCACAGCCTGGCCTACGCCGCTGAGATTGACCCGGCCTACGTCAACCGCCTCGAGCGGCAGGGGATCCCACGAAAGCCGCCCGAAGGGCACCCGGCTTTCGTGGGGACCCAGACGCCGGCCGGGCCGGCCATGCGCCCGAGTCGGGACGTCATTCGCCGGCTCTGGGCGGCCGTTTCGTCCGACGAGGCCGAGCTGGATGCGCTGCTCGCCGAGGCCGGCCTGCTGCCGGAATCGGTCGTCGCGGCCGGCGGCTGGGAACCCTACGTCCGGCTTTGGGAGGGCAGCGTCTTGGTGCTCGAGGAGAAACTCGACCTGCAACGGGCCGAGGTCCGGCGGCTGGCCCGCGAGGTCGTCGAGCTCCGTCGAGCGGGAGCCGCCCCTCGGCAAGCTCGGGGCAAGCTATGCTAGACGAGGCGCGGGAGGCCCACGTCTCAACGGGCCGCCGGCTGATCCGCCCGCCCGACCCGCTGGTACAGACGACGACGCTGAGCTACATGCGGATCCGCTCGGCCGAGGCCTGCCGCCGGCTCGCGCATCTCGCGTTCCGCGACGCCGCGACGGCGCTCGACCTGACCTACGCCGCCGGCCTCTTCTGGAGAGCCCCGCTGCCGCCGGGCCTGGCGGTGACGTCGAACAACCTCGACCCGCGAGCCGCGACGGACCTGCACCTCGACTTCACGGCGACGGGCCTGGCGGCCGGATCGTACGACCTGGTGGTCTACGATCCGCCGCACGTCGCGGACGGCGGCGTCTCCGGGATCATGACCCAGCGGTACGGGTCGATCCGGACGACGTCGGCTCTCCGGGAGCTGATCGAGGCCGGCGCCCGTGAGGCGTGGCGCGTCTCGTCGGCCGGCGTCATCGTCAAGGTGACCGAGCACCATCACGGCGGCCGGTTCCTCGACCAGTCGGCCTGGATCGCTCAGGCGCTCGGCGTGCCGCTCTACACGAAGCTCTCGACGGTCAGGACGGCCGGGCTGATGTCGTCCGGCCGCTGGAAGGCCGAGCGGGTGCCGAGGTCCAACGGCGCCGTCTACCTCGTCTACCGCCACGACGGCCCGGCTCACATCGACTTCGACGCCCTCTACCGGCGGCAGGAGGTCGGCGAAGCGAAACGGAACGGCCGTCAGGACCTGCTGCCGAAACGGTGTCCGAGCTGTTTCGCTTTGCTCGATCCAGGGCGGCGCGCGGATGCCGAGACCTGCACCCTCGCCTGCCGCCTTCGCCTGTTCCGCGCGCGGCGTAAGGGCGCACCGCTCCGGGCCTACCGGCGGCAAGAGGCGACGTTGTGACCGAGCAGCTCAAGCTCCAGTCCGAGGCGTCGTGGCAGCAGCAGGTCTACGACGCCGCGCGCCTGCTCGGCTGGCGGGCGTACCACACCCGAACGTCGATCGGTTCGGCGGCCGGCTTTCCCGATCTCATTCTCGTGCGCCGGCCGCGCGTGGTCGTCGCCGAGCTGAAGCGGGAGGACCGTGACCCGACCGCCGATCAATCGGCCTGGCTCGACGACTTCCGCGCCTGTGGGATTGAGGCCTACGTCTGGAAGCCGTCTGACTGGCCGTTCGTCCAAACGGTGCTGGCGCGATGCGCGAGACCGCGTTCCGATCGTGCTGGACCTGCGGCGGCCGGCGCCCCGTCGAGCACGTCTGCGTTCCGCACAACCCGATCGCGCGGCGCGGCAACCGCACACGCACCCGGGCGCGCGCCATCGTCCTGACCGAGCTCGGCTGGACGATGTCGAAGTTCGGGCGCGACCCGCGCCGGGAGGGGGAGGTGCTGCCGTGAGCGTGCGTGTAGATCCGAGCCGCCCAGTGTTGCCCGTGCCGCACACGGACCTGACCCTGCCGGACGGCCGCCGGCTACGCCGTTGGCAGCCGGGCGACCCGCGCCGTGCCGAGCTGCGTTCGCGTCTGGGAGGGGGCGTCGACCTCGAGGGCTGGGACGGCCCGAAACGGCTGATCGTCGTCTGCTCGTCGGATCAGCACCGGTTCGGCCGGCTGCTCCACGTCAGCATGAGCTACCCAGACCGTGACCCGCCCTGGGCCGACATCAAGCTGATCCGGTACGCGTTCTTCCCGACGGATGTTGACGTCATGATGGCGTTGCCGAGAGACGACCTGTATGTTTCAGGAGTGCCTGATCCGAGAGTGGGCATGGATTCCCACGTCTTCCATCTCAATCAGATGCCAGAGGCTTGGGACTCACGATGACGGATTGGGAGCGTTTCGAGGCGTTCGCCGAGCGGCAGGCGGCGGCGTTCCGCGAACGGTACGGCCTGGCGGAGACTGACGCCTGGACCGACGAGCAGCTTGGCCGCGCGCTCGCCGATCACGGCTACCCGCCGCTCGCCTCCCTGCCGGATGAGCCTCGCGGGATGCTGGCCGGGATGCAGTCGCCGACCGACAGGCCCGGCGACTGGCAACGGGCGAACGCCGGCCACCTGGTAGCTCACGCGATGCTGCATGCCGGCCGCCGCTGTGGCGGCTGCGCCGATTGGGGGTGACCTGTGTATCCGTACGACGGTCAGGCGGGACTCATCGGAGAGATCGCGCTCACCATCCGTGCGCGAGGCCTCGACGCCGAGCTGCTCGGGCGGCTCGCGCTGGTGCTCGAGCGACTGGTCGAGTCCGGCCGGCTGGACGCGGCGACGGCGGCGACGCTGCTCGCGGAGCGCGTGGTCGTCATCGGAGGCGAACAGCGTGACTGATTGGGAAGCCACCTACCTCTGGGCTATCCTGGTGATCGCGTTCTCGGTCCTCGTCCACGTCGGCATCGCGCTCGTCCGCGATCTCTTCGTCGGCCGGCCGCGCTGGCCGCGGTAGGAGTGGCGCATGAGCAGCAGCAGTTGGCGCATCATCGCTCGGAAGGGCCGGCTGATCCGCGACGGTTGGCAGGACTACGCCGAGAGGGTCCTCCCGGCGGGGGCGTCGGCCGTTCAGCGCCAGGAGACCCGGCGAGCATTCTACGCGGGAGCGTGGGAGCTCTTGTGTCGGTACGCCGAGATTGGTGAGCCCGAGATTTCGGAAGACGAGGGCGTCGAGGTCCTGGAAGCCATCCGGCGTGAGATCGAGGCATTCTTCCGGACGATCGGGTCGCCGGCTGAGGGCCGCTGATGGCGACTGACCGAATCCGAAGCCACGGCTGGGTGACACCCCTGCCGGACGGTGCTGTCGCTCGATGTGGCGGGCCCGGCCTGTGCTCGCATTGCCAGTTGGAGCAGGCCCTCGTTCATCTCAAGGCGGCCGTCACGACAGTGGCGAACGTGGCCGCGGCGGCGAGCGAGGACATGCTCCGGGCCCAGGGCCGCGCCGAGCGGGCGGAGCACGAGGCCGATGACGCGCTCGCGGCGCTCGCCGACCTGCTGGCCGCCGTCAACCTGCTCCACTCCGTGGCGGGAACATCGGCGACGCCGACGTCGCTCGACGACCCGACGCACGTCGTCGTCGCCAATGCCGTCGCCGGACCAGCGCTCGCGGCCGGCCAGGTGCTTCAGCGGGCCGGCCGGTACGAGTGGATCGCCGAGGCCCCCTCGGCTTCGCTCGGGGTAAACTCGCGCCTCCAGGGGTCGTGATGGCGACATCGCCGCGCCGCTGGGCGAATCGTATCGTCAGACATGCCGACGTCGATCCGAGAACGCTCTCGGCGAACCCGGCGAACTGGCGCGTTCACCCGAAAGCCCAGGCCGACGCCCTGGCCGGCGTGCTCTCGGAGATCGGCGTCGTCCAGTCCGTCATCGTGAATGAGCGCAGCGGCCGGATCGTGGACGGCCACCTCCGCGTCCAGCTCGCCGTCGAGCGAGGCGAGCCGACGATCCCCGTCGGCTACGTCGATCTCGCCGACGGTGAGGAGCGGCTGGTCTTAGCGACGCTCGACCCGCTCTCAGCGATGGCCGAGACCGACGCCGACGCGCTGCGCGACCTGCTCGGGTCGGTGACGGCCGACGACGACGTGGTGCAACGGCTGGTGCAGTTCATCGCGACGGATCGCGGCCTGGAGGCGCCGGACGACCCGATGGCGGAGTGGGCGGGGATGCCGGGGTTCGAGCATGAGGACATGACGGCGGGGGCGGCGTTCACGATCCGGGTCTATCTTCAGGATGGCGACGAGCTGGCCGCGTTCGGGCGACTCATGGGCCAGGATCTCACCGGGCGTACGTTCGTCTGGTTCGGGAAGCAACCCCGGGGTACCTTGTATGAGGTCGCTGAAGAGACGGTAGAGACGGTAGATGAACCTTAGGTACCCGCTCTACGTCATCTCGAAGGGCCGGGCGGACTCGAGGCTGACGAGCCGGATGCTCGAGAAGATGCGGGTGCCGTACCGGATCGTCATTGAGCCGCAAGAGTACGACGAGTACGCTGCTGGTGTCGATCCGGCGAAGATCCTTACCCTCCCGTTCAGCAACCTGGGGCAGGGCTCCGTCCCAGCGCGGAACTGGTGCTGGGAGGATGCGATGAGCGCGGGCCACGCGCGCCACTGGATTCTTGACGACAACATTCACGGACTGTCCTATTTCACGCGGAACCAGCGTCATTATCTGCGGTCGGGTACGGGCTTTCGGTGCATGGAGGATTTCGTAGATCGGTACGAGAACGTGGCGCTAGCGGGGCCTGAGTATGATTTCTTCATGCCGAGGCGGCGGCCCTACCGGCTGCCGATGAGGTTCAACACGAGGGTGTATTCGTGCATCCTGATCCGCAACGATCTCCCGTACCGATGGCGGGGCCGGTACAACGAGGATACCGACCTCGCACTCCGGGCGCTCAAAGACGGCTGGTGCACCGTGCTCTTCCTGGCCTTCCTCCAGAAGAAAATGGCGACCATGAAGGTGAGCGGCGGGAACACCGAGGAGCTCTACAAGCTCGCTGACGGCCGGGACGGCCGTCTCCTGATGGCGCAGTCGCTCCGGTTACAACACCCCGATGTGGTCAAGGTAACGCGCCGATGGGGCCGATGGCAGCACCAGGTCGACTACCGCCGCTTCAAGTCGAACCGGCTGATCCGGAAGCCCGGCCTGGAGATCGCGGCCGGCCCGAATGAGTACGGCATGCGCCTGGTCGAGGTGCGCTAATGGCTCGGCCGACCAAGCTCACACCCGCCGTCGAGCGGATCATCCTCGACGCGCTGCGGGCCGGAGCGACCCGGACGGCGGCGTTCCAGGCGGCCGGCGTCGCCCGATCCAAGATTAGCGTCTACCTGCGTTTCGGGACGTTTCGGGACGCGGTCTTAATGGCCGAGGCCTCGGCCGAGGTGCGCGCCGTCGTGACGATCCGCCAGGCGATCAACAGCAACGACTGGCGGGCAGCCGCCTGGTGGCTCGAGCGCCGGCGTCACGAGGACTGGGGCCGGCGAGACCGCCTGGAGCTGCTGACGACGATCCGGGAGCTGGCGCGCGAGCACGGCCTTTCAGCGGACGAAGAGCGCGAGGCCGTCGCCGAGGCGTCGAGACTGATTCAGGAGCACGGCCGTGCCGGTCGCGGCTGAGTCGGCCGTCGTCGCGTTCGCGGCCGGCCAGGCCGTGCGGTCGGTCCTGGCGCGCCGCGACTCCGCGCTGTCGCCGGGCGCCGCGCGGACGTTGCGGCCGTCGCAGGTCACACCCGCCGGCGACTGGCGGACCTGGCTAGTCCTGACCGGGCGCGGCTGGGGCAAAACGCTGGCCGGCACCAGCGACCTCGCCGCCTACGGCCGGGCGCAGCCGGGCGCCCGCCTGGCGATCGTCGCGCCGACCTACGCCGACGCCCGCGACACCTGCGTTGAGGGCGCCTCCGGCCTGCTTTCGGCCCTGGCGCCGGCCGAGGTCCGGACCTGGAATCGCTCGCTCGGCGAGCTGGTCATGACGAACGGGACGCGCGTCAAGCTGTTCTCGGCCGACGAGCCCGATCGGCTACGCGGGCCGCAGCACCACCGCGCCTACTGTGACGAGCTGGCCGCCTGGTCGTATCCCGCGACCTGGGATATGCTCCAGTTCGGGCTCCGCCTGGGATCGGACCCTAGGGCCGTCGTCACGACGACGCCGCGCCCGACGAAGCTGGTGCGCGACCTGGTGGCGTCTCCGACCACGCACCTGACGACCGGCTCGACGTACGAGAACCTCGAGCACCTGCCGGCCGCGTTCCGGGAGCAGATCCTGGCGCGCTACGAGGGCACCCGGCTCGGGCGTCAGGAGATCCACGGCGCGCTGCTGGTCGACGTCCCGGGCGCGCTCTGGCGGCATGAGTCGATCCTCCGGGCGCCGCCGCCGGCCGACCTGGTCCGGGTGGTCGTGGCGGTCGATCCGGCCGCGACGTCGTCGGAGGACGCCGACGAGACCGGCATCATCGTGGCCGGGCTCGGCGCTGACGGCCGCGGCTACGTCCTGGCTGACCGCTCGTGCCGGCTCTCGCCGGACGGCTGGGCGCGCCGCGTCGTCGCGGCGTTCGACGAGTTCTCGGCGGATCTCGTCGTCGCGGAGGTCAACAACGGCGGCGAGATGGTCGGCGCGACGATCAAGACCGTGCGGCGTCGTATCCCGTACAAGGCGATCCACGCCTCGCGCGGCAAGGCGATCCGCGCGCAGCCAGTGGCGGCGCTCTACGAGCAGGGCAACGTGTCGCATGGCGAGATGTTTACGGAGCTGGAGGACCAGTTGACCTCGTGGACGCCGGAGAGCGGCACGTCGCCGGATCGCCTGGATGCGCTGGTCTGGGCGATCACCGAGCTGCTCGTGAAGGACCAGCGGCAGGTCTACGTCTACTGAAAGGCGGTGCGCAATGGGCATCTTCGACTGGCTAGGACCGACGAGCCTGAGTACGCGGCGTGGCTGGGATCAGCTCCCGGCGCCGGCCCCGGCCGAGCAGAAAGCGGCGCCGCTCGGGACGGTCCGCACGCTCGACGGCTACGGCCCCGCGCTGACCGTGCGGACGCTGGTCCACGGGCCCGGCGCGTCCGAATCGCTGTACGGTGCGTACGGCGCGTCCGCTAATAGCGCCGTCTACGCCTGCCTTCAGGCGATTGCCCGGGCGGTCGCCGAGCCTGACCTGCTGGTCTACCGCGTCCAGGACGGCGAGCGGATCCCCGTCACCGACAGCCTGCTCGGCGTGCTGTTCGCGCACCCGAACCCGCATTTCAGCCTCGACACGCTGCTGGCCTACGTCGCCACCTGCCTCGACACCGACGGCAACGCCTACTGGCACAAGCTCCGCGCCGGCGACGCCGAGCGCGGGACCGTCGTCGAGCTCTGGCCGATCTCGCCGTCGCGGATGACGCCGACGACGGAGAACGGATCGGCGCAACTGGTCGACTTCTACCGCTACGCCTACGCGCCCGGCCGCTACCTGGACCTGGCGCCGGCGGACGTCGTCCACTTCCGCAACGGGCTCGACGACGGCGACCACCGGCTCGGCTGCTCGCCTTTGAAACGGCTGGCTAGAGAGATCTCGGCGGACGACCAGGCGACCCGCTACGCCGACCGGCTGCTCGCGAACCTCGCCGTCAACGGCCTGACGCTCTCGTTCGACAAGGACAGCCCGAGCATCGACCAGGCGACGGCTGACGAGTTGAAAGCCCGGATCGTCGCGGCCTACGGCGGCGACGCGGTGGGCTCGGCGGCCGTCCTGTCGCCGGGCGCGAAGCTCGAGGCGCTCGGGTTCAGCCCCGCGCAGATGGACATGAAAACCTTGCATCGCGTCCCTGAGGAGCGGATCAGCGCGGTCCTCGGCGTCCCGGCCATCGTGGCCGGCCTGGGGGCCGGCCTCGACCGCTCGACCTACGCCAACGCCCGGGAGTCTCGAGAGATCTTCACCGAGATGAAGCTGATCCCGCTCTGGCGGTCGCTCGCCGCCGAGATCACGCTCCAGCTCGTGCCCGACTTCACGTCCGATCCGGCCGTCCTGGTGGAGTTCGACATTGCCCAGATCCGGGCGCTAGCCGACGACGTCAACGCGCAGGCCGAGCGGCTGCAGCTGCTGACCGAGGCCGGCATCCTGACGACCGACGAAGCGAGAGCGGAGCTCGGCTACGAGGCGCTCCCGGCTCAGCCGGCGCCGGCCGCGCTCAGGGAAGCGGCCAGCCGGCGGTTGCAGGTCCGCGCCCTGCCCGCGCCCGAGACGAAAGCGGCCGAGGATTTGCCTGGAGCGTACGAGCGGATGCGGGGCCGCGAGCTCCCGACCTGGGAATCGGAGCTGCTGGCGTTCCTGGACCGCCAGCTCCGCCGGGTCGAGCGCCGGCTCCGGGCCGGCGGGGACACCGCCGATGAGCTGGTGCCCGAGGGTGAGGCGGTGCTGCTCGGCGAGACGCTGACGCCGCTACAGCTCCGGCTGCTCGGCGAGGTCGAGCGGCTGGTGGAGGTGGAGCTCGGGATCAGCTTTCAGCTCGACGACCCGGCAACGCGAGCGTACTTGCGGTCGGCGGGCGTCAACATCGTCGGGATCACCGACACCACGCGGCGAGCCGTCCAGGACGCGCTGACCGAGGGCCAGCAGGCCGGGGAGGGGGTCGAACCGGTAGCGCGCCGGCTCCGCGAGCTGCCGGCGTTCGGCGAGGCTCGCGCTCGCGTCGTCGCGAGGACGGAGCTCGGGACGTCGCAGACACAGGCGGCGCTCACGAGCTACCGAGGCTCCGGCGTGGTCGTCGGCGTCCGCGTTCACGACGGCGACTACGACGCGACGTGCGCGGCGATCGACGGCCGGACGTTCCCGCTCGACCAGGTGCCGCCGGCGCTCCAGCATCCAAATTGCACGAGGGCTTTTAGTCCGGTCGTCGACGCCGAAGAGCTGACGCGGTCGGCATGAGCGGCCGGCCGCTCGTCTCGGTCATCACGCCGACCTGGCAGCGCCACGCCCTGCTGGCCGAGGCGATCGAGAACGTCAGGCAGCAGACGTACCGGCCGCTCGAGCACGTCGTCGTCTCGGATGGCCAGGACGGCGACCTCGTGCGCTGGATCGTGGCGACGCGGTACAACCGGCCGTGCCCGGTCGATCCGGCCGACGACGTCTCGCTCCGCTTCGTCGAGCTCGGCCAGCACTGGACCGGCATCCTCCGCGACTCCTACGCCGCCGCGCCGCTGACCGTCGGCATGTTCCTGGCGCGTGGGGCCTATCAGATGTGGCTGGCCGACGACGAGCGGATAACGCCCGACCACTGCGCCGCGCTGGTCGAGCTCCTCGAGGCCCGAGGCGCCGACCTGGCGTACTCGAAAGCGGAGCTCTGGTGGCGCGACGATCCCGGCCGCCGGCTGGTCATCGGGACCGAGCCGCCACACTGCGGCCAGATCACCAACGTGCTCTACCGCGCCGAGCTGCTCCGCCACTCGCTCTACGTTTTCGGCAACGACCGTACCGCCGACTGGGAGACGATCGCGCGCTGGCTGGCGGCCGGCGCGCGCTACGCCTTCCTCGACCGCGTCACCGTGACGCACAGGGTGGACCGATGACCGCGACGACGAACGACCCGCCGGCCGAAACCTGCTCGCGATGCTGGCGCGAGGTCACGCTGTTGAACCCGGGCTCTGACCGGCCGACATGTGTCGGCTGCGGCTACGTCCCGGAGGTCTGTCGATGCGCGACAACCGTGCGCTAGCGCATGTCGAGTACGAAGGCGATCTCCACGTTCTGGAATGGAGCGACGACGCGCCGATCATCGGCTTTCAGGTCGCTCCGTTCAACTGGCGGGTCCGTCGAGCGCGTGAAGCGAAAGGCTGGTCCCGTGCCGAGCTGGCACGCCAGGCCGGCATCAGCAGCACGACCACCGGGCACGCCGAGCAGCTGCGGCACATCGGCGCCGTCGCGCGCTGGCAGATCGCGCTCGCACTCGGCGTGCCGGAGGACGTGCTGTTTCCCGGCGAGATCGACGCGCTCGCCGATTGTGGCGAGACGCGCCGCCTGGAGGTTCCACTCTATCGCGACGACGTGCAGGCGCTTGGCGGTGAGGTCAACTCGGTTGTCGACGTCGCTGAGGCCGGCGAGCAGCGGGTGTTGTCGTCGGTCATGCGCGACGCGCTCGACACGCTCACGCCGCGTGAGCGCCGCGTCATGCAGCTTCGCTACGGTGTCGACGGTAGCGCGCCAATGACGTATGAAGAGATCGGGCGAGAGTTCGGTGTCACCCGCGAACGGATACGCCAGATTGAGTCGAAGGCGCTTCGCAAACTGCGCCATCCGCTACGGACGCGCCGGTTTCGCGACTTTCTCGCGGACGGGTACCCGTACCACGCGCCGCGCTCGGCTCCGTCGCCGAGCGAGTGCCAGCGCACGCGCTCGCGTCCGAATCGCGAGCCGTGCGCACGCGTGCATCCGCTGCCCGGCTGGCTGCTGGCGCTTCCGTGTGCCGAGCAGCGTCGTCCGGGCGTCTGGTGCGGCGTCTGCTGGGCGACGTACCTACGCGACACTGCGCGGGCTCGATATGGCTGAACGCATCGCGGGGCCGGCGATGCTGGCGTTGGTGGCCGACCAGACGGGCCCGTCACTCTGGCGCGTGTTCTGGCCGTTCACCGCGCTCCAGCGTGCTGGCTACGGCGCCGGCTGGGACTTCAAGGACGCGGCCGGCATCGGCCTGATCGCCCCGGCCTTCGACGGCTACGTCCTACCCCGCATGTCCTGGCGGCCGCAGGACCGGCACGTTGCTGAGGCCTGGTTCGCCATGATCCGGCGGGCCGGGCGCTTCGTGGTCTACGATGCCGACGACGACATCTTCACGGCCGCGATCGACGCGCGAACGGCCGCGCTCGGCTGGACTGAGGGCAAGACGCTGGCCGAGCTGACGGCCGAGCGGTACGAGCGGATTTGGGCGATGCAGCAGTGCGACGGCGTGACGGTCTCGACGCGGCGATTAGCAACGGTCGTCCGTAGCTTCACCACCAGGCCCGTCCACGTCGTCCCCAACGCCATTGACGTTCCGTGGTTCCGGAGCGTTCTCCAGGCCGCCACGCGCCAGCTGGTGCCTCCGACGGTCGGCTGGGCCGGCGGCAAGCGGCCGGACGACGACGTCAGGGAGATGGCGGCGGCCTGGGAGCGGATCGCGGTGCGATTCCCGGCTGTCCGCTTCGTCGTCCAGGGCTACCTGCCGCCGATCGTCGCCGCCGCCGTGCCGGCCGACCGGCTGACCGTGCTGCCGTGGCTGGCGTTGGAGCGGTACCCGGCCGGGCTCAAAGAGGTCGACGTCGCCTGCTGCGCGGTCGCCGACGACCGCTTCAACCGCTGTAAGAGCCCGATCAAAGCGTATGAGGCCGCGCTGGCCGGCGCCGCCGTCGTCGCGACGCCGACGGTCTACGGGCACCTGATCGAGCACGGCGTGACCGGCCGCCTGGCGGAGACGGCCGACGAGTGGGAGACGGCGATCGCCGCGTACCTGGCGTCGCCGGCCACGCGGCGGATCGAGGCCAGGCGGCTGCTGCGCGTCGTCGAGCGTCGATGGTCTCTGGCGGAGAACCTCTGGCGCTGGCCTCATAGTTGGCGTCTCATTGCAGAAGACGCTGCCACTCGAAGGGGCGGGCTCACTACTGGTACAAGTGGGACGCGAAATGTCCCCGCGTAGCTGTAACTACCGGGGACTCGACACCACGGACGTTAGGGGTCCGCGATCGCCGAGGACGCGCGTGAACGGCGGGGAAAGCTGGTGGCGGTGTGACGGCCGCCTCGTCCTGGCGTGAGCCGGCCGCGCCGGCCGAACGGAAGGCGCCGCGAGAGGCGCGCTGCGCGGCCTGCGGCGGCTGGATCGTGACGGTGCCGGCCACGACGAAATGGGCGAGAGGTCGCTGCGGCAACCGCCGCTGCCCGAAGTACGGCGCCGGCCAGACGGTGCATTTACGGTGAAAACCGTGTAGACTAGGCCAAACCCCAGACGGTCGGGCGTTCGGCGCCCCCATCTCCAGCGCTTCAGGTGCGCGGGGAAGGGGGCGTTTTGATGCCGCTCGAATACAAGTCGGTTCCCTTCGAGCTCAAAGAGATGGTCCCGGTCGAAGACGGCGGCTGGGAGATCGCCGGCTACGCCTCGACCTTCGGCGGATCGCCTGATTCCTACGGCGACGTCGTCGCGCCCGGCGCCTTCGCCGACTCGATCGCCGAGCGGCCGACCAAGTTCCTCTACGAGCACCACACCCCGATCGGCAAGCAACTCGAGCTCCGCGAGGACGCACGCGGCCTGTACGGGCGCTGGTCGATCGTCGACACCACGGCCGGCACCGACGCCTACAAGCTCGCAAAAGCCGGCGTCCTCGACAGCCTCTCGATCGGCTACCTGGCCGACGAGGTCGAGTTCCGCGACGACGTGCGCGTCCTCAAGCGGGTGACGCTCTACGAGGTCTCGGCGGTCGCGCTCCCGGCGAACCCGAGCGCCGTCGTCACCGACGTCAAACGCGCACCGCCAGCGCCGCCGCCAGCGCCCGAGCCGCGCCTGTCGCTGCGCTTCGAGCTGCTCCGCCGTCGCTTAGCCAGGCACGGCATCACCGTGGAGGCCCCATCATGTCCATGACGATCTCTGAGGCGCACGTCGAGATCCGGCGCCTCTACGACGCGGCCGCCGCGATCGAGAACCGCTACCCGGACGGCCTGACCCAGGACGCCAACGCCGAGGACTGGACGGAGGCGAAGCGGCTGCTCGGCGAGATCGACGGCCTGGAGGCGAAGCTCTCCGGCCTCGAAGAGGCCGACGCCCGCAAGCAGCGCATCCTCGACAACCAGAAGCGGCTCCGCCAGCCGGCCATGCCCCACCAGCACGCCAGCGGCGACCCGCCGGACGGCGGCAAAGCGGTCACGTCGTTCAGCCAGCAGTTCGTCGACTCGGCCGAGTACAAACGGATCGTCGACAGCGGCGCCCTGAACAACCCGTCGAACCGGGTCGAGATGGGCGTCAAGCTCGACGGCTCGCTGCTCCGCTACCTGCTCGCCAAAGCGCTGGTGTACTCGGGTAGCGGCGTCGGCGGCGCGCTGGTCCGCCCGGATCGCGTGGCCGGCGTCGACGCGCTCTACCGGCCGACGACGATCCTCGACCTGATCCCGACGACCAGCACCACGTCGAACACGATCGAGTACTACGAGCAGACGACCTCGACCAACAACGCGGCGCCCGTGGCCGAGGCGACCGCGATCACCGGCACGACCGGGACGAAGCCGGAGGGCGCGCTGGCCTGGCTGCTCCGCTCGCTGCCGGTCGCGACGATCGCCGAGTGGATCCCGATCACCAACCAGATGCTGGCCGACGCGCCGGCCCTTCAGGGGATGATCGAGAACCAGCTCCTGACGCACCTGGCACTGACCCTGGAGACGCAGGTCATCTCGGGGACCGGCGTCGCCCCGAACATGCTCGGCATCCTCGCCAATACCGGGATCCAGACGATCGGGCTCGGGGCTGGCTCGGGCTCGGCGATCGACGCCGTCTACCGCGCGATGACGCAGGTCATGGTGACGGGGCTCGGCAACCCGACCGCCTCAGTCTGGAACCCGCTCGACTTCGAGGCCGTCCGGCTGGCGCGTGAGAACGACGCTACGGCCACCCTCGGCGGCTACCTGCTCGGCCCGCCGAACGTCACCGGCCCGACGACGTTGTGGGGGCGGCCCGCCGTCCTGGCGATCGGGATGCCCGAGAACACGGCGCTGGTCGCCGACTTCAGCCAGATGATGGTGTTCGACCGCGAGCAGGGCGCGATCCGGGTCGGGACCGCCAATGACGACTTCATCCGCAACATCCAGCGGATCCTGGCCGAGCTCCGGGCCGTCCTGGCGCTGTTCCGCCCGCTGACCGCCTGCCGGGTGACCGGGGTCTAGGCCGTGGCGACGTACCGGGTCGGGCCGGAGGGCGCGACGGTCTTCACGTCAGACGGGAAGCCGCTCCGCAAACTTGCGCCCGGCCAGGTCGTCGTGGCCGGGCTGATCGAGATGCGCGGCAGCCTCGCCGCGCAGCACGCCGAGAACGAGCGGCGGCGCGTGGCCGGCTACGCCGACAAGCGGCTACGGCCGGCCACCGACACGCGTCCCGATCGCCTCGAGGACCGGGGCGCCGGCTGATGGCCGCCTACACGACCGCGGACGCCATCGCGGCCTACCTCGGCGTCACGTTCACGCCCGAGCAAGAGGCTCAGGCCGAGGCCGTTGCCGACGCGGTAACGGCGTACATCGACGGCTACACGGGCCGGACCTGGCAAGGGACGTCACCCGTCATGGGCGAGCTCGCCAACGTCCTGCCGGGCTCGGCTGCCTGGCCGGGCGCCTACGGGATCGTCTACCTCGTCTCGCGCCCCGTCACCAGCGTCTCGAGCGTCACGCTCAGGACCGCCTACCCGCACGCCACCGAGACGGTGCTCGCCGCGACGGAGTACGAGCTGGTGGACCCGACACACGGCGTCCTGACGCTGGTCGGCGGCGACGCTGGCCCGTACCCCGGCCTGCTTGCGCTGGTCGACTACGCCTACACCCCCGGCCCGCCGGCTGACATCCAGCTCGCGGCCACCATGATCGGCGCCGGCCAGATGTCCGCCATCATGGCCATCCAGCGCGGGAGCAGCGTCATCGCCGACAACCCGTCGCTGGCCGGCGTCGAGCAGATCAGCGTCGGGCAGAACGACGTCTCGGTCAGGCTCAGCTCGACCGTCACCGGCGGCGCGGCCGCCCGAACCTCGGCGGCCGGGTCGTCCTGGGCCGCTCCGGGCTCGGCCGTGGCCGCCATCCTCGACCGCTACCGGCGTCCAGTGATCGCGTAATGCGTGCAGCATGAGCTCGCCGATCGCGCTCCCGATGGGCTGGCTGCGAGGCATCTCTGATGCCTTCCTGCCCGATACAGCAACGATCTCGCGCTACACCGAGAGCAACACCGCTGACGGCGTGGTCCAGGACTGGCAGGTCGTAGCGACCGGCGTCCCGTGCCGGGTCAGCCCGTCCGGAACGACCGCCGCCGAGACGGCCGGCTCGACCACCAACGTGCTACGCGGCGTCTCGGACTGGGTGATCTGGCTGCCAGCCCTGACCGACGTCAACGACCGCGACCGGATCACCGTCACCGGGGCCGACCGCCCGGACGCGCGGACCTTCGAGGTCAACCGCGTCGGCGAGCGCAGCTACGAAGCGTCGCGCGAGCTGATCTGCTCACTGCTGACGTAGGGAGAAGCGATGGCCGTCATCACTGTCCAGCGGATCGTCCTGCTGATCGGCGTGATCCTCTGCGTGCTCGGCGCGTTCGGGGTCGCGCTCGGGCCGGCCGACGTCTTCCAGGTCGGCGTCGCCGTCTGCTTCGCCTCCTGGCTGGTGCCGTAGCCGTGGCCGGCGCCACCGGCGTCACGATCCGCATCGTGTCGAACAAGCTGGCCTCCACGGCGGCCGGGCAGCATGCCGAGACGCTCGCCGCCGTCTCACGCGCCGGCTTCGCGATCGAGGCGGCCGGCAAGGCGAAAGCGCCCGTCCTGACCGGCACGCTCCGGCGCTCGATCCACACCGTGCTGTCGAACGGCGGCGCGACCGCGACGGTCGGCCCGTCGGTCAACTACGGCATCTTCGTCGAGTTCGGCACCCGCCGGATGGGCGCGCGACCGTACATGCGGCCGGCCGCCGAGCTGGTGTTCCCGCGCTTCGTCGACGAGATCAAGGCGATCACTCGGAAGGTCTACTAACGTGGCCGTCGAAGGCCAGCGGGTCGCCGCGTTCGTCTGGGACGCCTTGCGCAACGACTCCGGCGCCGGCGGCGTCAACACCCTGCTGGGCGGGACGCCGGCCACGCCAGGGCGGATCTACCGCGACCAGGCGCCGCAGGCGGCCCAGCTCCCGGCGGCCGTGATCGCGCTGGTGTCGTCGACGGACTCCAACACGCTCGGCGGCGTCCGGGCGTTCGACGTCGTCCTGGTCGACGTCAGAGTCGTCGCGAGCGGCGTCAACTGGGGCGCGATCGACCCGATCGCCGACCGCGTCGACGTCGTCTTGCACGGCCGGGTCGGCACGCGCAGCGGCGTGCAGGTCGTCGAGCTACGCCGCGACCAGACCCAGGCGTTCGTCGAAGTCGACGCTGGCGCGTCGTTCTCGCATCTGATCCAGACGTACCGCACCGAGGCGCACGCCACCGCGTAGGGGAGAACGCCATGCCAGACAGATACCTGGTTACCGAGATCTGTGAGATCGGCGTCGAAAGTGTTCCGGGCACGGCCGTGCCGTCAACGGTCAAGCTCGGCGGCCTGGTCATCGAGCTGGACACGGCCCTGGAGCTCGACCGGATCGCGCCGTCTGGGAACCTCTGGGATACGATCGCGGCGCCCAGGCAGGAGCACGCGACCGGGTCGCTCTCCGGCTATCCGACCTACACCGAGCTGCCGTACGTGTTCTCAAACGTGTTCGGTGCGGCCGTCGTCACCACGCCGTCGGGCGCCGTCAACGCGCGCCGCTGGTCGTGGGCGCCGTCGTCCTCGACGCCGTGGACGCCGCTGACCTGGACCATCCGGCGCGGCATGGTCGGCAACACCGCCGAGCTCGCGGCCTACGGCCTGCTCTCCGGCGTCTCGCTCTCGTTCACGCGGACGGCGCAGCCGGAGATCGGCGGCGACCTGTTCGCGCGGGCGCTCGACTACGCCGCCAGCGTCGGGGCGACCGGCCTGACCGCGCTCGACCTGGTGCCGGTCCTGCCGACCCAGGTCTGCGTCTACCTCGACGACACGTTCGCCGAGCTGGGCACCACCAAGCTGACGCGCGATTTCTTAGCAAGCATCGAGATCAGCGACCTGTTCGGCCCGTTCTGGCCGCTGGACTGCGAAAACCTCAGTTTTGGCGGCCACGCCCCGCTGAAGCCTGAGGCGATGGCGATGCTCCAGCTCGGCAACGACACCCAGGGCCGCGAGCCGGTCAGCCCGATGCGCACCGGCGACACCCGCTACCTGCGGATCGAGGCGACCGGGCCGCAGATCGACGCCGGGCCGCCGGCCCACACCCACCGGCTGCGGATCGACGCCGCGCTCAAGGTCGTGCAGGCGCCGACGCGGGGCGACAGCGACGGGCTCTCAACGCTGGAATGGGGCTTTGGCATCTTCGACGACCCCGCGTTCGGCGGGGCGCTCCGCGTCGAGCTCACCACGAACATCGCCGCGCTCTAGGAGGGAGGAGCTATGCCGTTTGACCTGGCGTCGGTCGAGCGCGGGCACGGCGAGTGCGTCGCCGAATGGCAGGGTGATGAGATCGTGCTCCGCTACCGGGCCAGTCTCGACAACCGCGCGATGATCGCGGTCAAGCGCGCGCTCGTCGGCGTCGAAATGATCGGGGCGCCGGTGCGAGTGCCCGACTTCGAGGCGGCGATTGACGAGCTGGTCCGCCTGCTGCTGCCGTCCGGCCCGGACGTGCCGGAGCATGAGCGCGGCTGGGACATCACGCGCGACGGCGTCCCGGTCGCGATCACGCCGGAGGAGCTGATCGCGCTGCCGTTGGGCCTGCCGGTCGCGCTGCTGATGGCCGTGTTCGCGGACGTCAGCGACCCAAACCGCGTACGGCCCTGCAGCGCTGGCTCGTCACCGGCGGACGGCTCGGAGGGCCGCCTGACTACTACGGCATCGTCAAAGACGCGCAATGGGCGCATCTCGCCCCCTGGACGCTCGCCGGCCTCGACCACACCGCCGGCTGGCTCTGCTGGCGGCTCTGGATAAACAGCGTGCGGAACGCCGAGATCGCCGCCGAGAACGAGCAGGCCCTCAAACGAGAACGCGCCGCGAAACTGCAGCAGGCGATGAGTCGTGCCCGAAGTCGCTAACCTCCAGGTCGTCGTCTCAGCCGACACCAGCGCCGCCGAGCGCGGTCTTTCTGACCTCGGGACCAAGGTCAACAGCGCGGGGTCGGCGTTGCAGACGGCGCTTGGCGGCGCGGCTATCGCCGCCGTCGCCGGGCTCGGCGCCGCGTTCGTCGGTTCGGTCAATTCGGCCATGGACTTCGAAAAGCAGATGTCCGCCATCTCGGCCGTCACGGGAGCCTCTGCCGCAGAGATGGAGGCGCTGACGGCGACGGCGTTGCAGCTCGGCAAGGACACCAGCTTTTCCGCCAAAGAGGCGGCCCAGGGGATCGAGGAGCTGGTGAAGGCTGGCGTCTCGGTTGAGGACGCCATCGGCGGCGGAGCTCGCGCGGCGCTCGACCTGGCGGCGGCTGGCGCCATCAGCGTCGGCGACGCCGCCGAGATCGCGTCGAACGCGATGAACGTCTTCAACCTCTCTGGCGGCGACATGGGGCATGTCGCCGACGTGATCGCCGGCGCGGCCAACGCCTCGGCCATCAGCGTCAACGACTACAAGTTCTCGCTCGCGGCGGCTGGCGCGGTCGCGTCCACGGTCGGGATCGGATTCGAGTCGCTTTCGGAAGCGATCGCCGTCATGGGCCAGGCCGGCATCAAAGGATCTGACGCTGGCACGTCGTTGAAAACGATGATGATGAACCTGATCCCGTCCACCAACAAGCAGAAAGACCTGTTCCGCGAGTTGGGCCTCATCACGTTCGACGTCCAGCGCGGGCTCGAGGGCGCCGCCAAGCTCGGCATCCAGCCAGCGACGCAAGACCTGGCAGGGCTATCGGCCGCGATGATGGACTCCCTCGGGCTCTCGCGAGATACGGCGACCTGGACGAAGAAACAGGAGCAACAATACGAGGAGCTGTCGAGCAAGCTTGGGCTGACCCAGAACGCGTTCTTTGACGCGACCGGCAAAGCCAGGTCGTTCTCCGAGATCGCGCAGGTGCTCCAGGACGCGCTGAAAGGCATGACCAAGGAGCAGCAGTTGGCGACGCTCGAGGTCATGTTCGGCTCGGACGCGATCCGGGCCGGCGCGGTCATGATGGAAGCCGGCGCACAGGGCTTCACCGATATGGCCGAGGCGATGTCGAAGGTCACGGCGCAAGCGGTCGCCGAAGAACGGCTGAACAACCTGGCCGGCTCACTGGAAAAGCTCAAAGGCTCGGTCGAAACGGCCATGATCATCTTCGGCGGCCTGTTCACGCCGATCTTGAAGGGCTGGGTAGACACGCTCACGGAGTACGTCAACCAGGGCATCGAGATCCTCGAGAAGCTGCCGAAGGCGTGGGACGGGATCGTCGAGGCGTTCACGACCGGCGACATCGGCGCCGACGCGCTCGCGGGCTTTACCGACCTGTTCGGCGACTTCGGCACGACCGTGCAGGCGGCGCTGATGATGGCCGGCAACGCGTTCCGCACGCTCCAGCCGGCGCTCGACGCGTTCGGGAGCTGGCTCTCGACGCATACCGAGCTGATCTACGGGCTCGGGGTCGCGCTCTTGTCGCTGATGGCCGCTCAGGCGGTCGTGGCCGTCATCAGCGGCATCGGCGCGGCGATCGCGCTGCTGACGTCGCCGATCGGGCTCGTCGTCGGCGCCATCGCGATCCTCTCCGCCGCCTGGATCGGCAACTGGGGCGGCATCCAGGAAAAGACCGCCGCCGTCTGGGCCTACCTCGAGCCGACGTTCACGGCGTTAGCGGCCTGGCTCGGCGAGAAGATCCCGCCGCTCCTGGACTGGATCGCCACCGTGGGCTGGCCGGCCCTGGTCAGCGCCGGCACCGCCGTGGCCGACTTCGTGACCGGGACGCTGATCCCGGCGCTCACGACGCTAGCCGAATGGCTGGGGCCAAAGCTGGTCGACGTCTGCACCTGGATCTCCGAAACCGGCTGGCCGGCCCTGGTCGCGGCCGGCGAGGCCGTCTACGGGATGGTCCAGGTGATGCACCAGTGGTTCACGGACCTGTTTGTGGCCCTGGAGCAGCGCGGCGTGTTTACCGAGCTGCAAGCGCTCTGGCGCGACCTGACGACGATCGCGGCTAGCCTGTGGCAGACGATCCAGCTCGTCTGGGACTGGTTGACGAAGGTCAACACGGCGGCGGGCGAGACGACCAGCGGGCCGGCCGCGCGCGCGGTTGACTGGTTCAAGAACCTCGGGCAAGCGGCGTACGAAGCGGCCGGCGGCGTGGACGCGATCGCCCGAGGGTTCGGGAACTTCATCCGCGACATCCGGACCGGCCTCGGCTGGATTCAGCAGCTCATCGACAAGCTCAACCGCCTGATCGGCAAACAAAAAGAAGCGGCCAGCCGCTCGGAGTACAGTAGCCGCGAGAGCAGGGAGTTGGCGCACGGCGGGATCATCTCCGAGCCGGTCGTCGGCTACGGCCTGCGCTCGGGTGCGCGCTACTCGATCGGCGAGGCCGGGCCGGAGGCGGTCGTCCCGCTCGGCGGCAGCTCGGGCGGCTACGGCGGCGCGGCCGGCGGCATGACCGGCCTGGTCGTCAACGTCAACGTCTACGGCTCGGCGTTAGCATCCAGGCAGGAGATCGCCGACGCCGTCGTGGTCGGCCTGTCAGCGGCCCAGCAGCAGGGCCGGACCAGGCTGTCGGTCGTATGAGCAGCCCGTCGTCGCGCTACACCTCGCTGGTCGACTGGGACGCCAACGGGAATTACACCGGCACCTACGACGACATCACCCACTACGTCCTGCCGGCCGACACGATCACGGTCAGCGGGCAGGGCCGCGACCAGGCCAGAGGGACGGCACCGCCCCAGCAGCCGAGGATGGAGCAGACGCTCCTCAACCTCGACCGCCTGTTTTCCTCGGAGTTCGCGTCGTCGCCGTTAGCGGGCAACCTGCTGCCAGGCCGGCCGACGCAGTTCCGAATCACCATCGGCAACGACTGGCTCATGGACTCACCAGACGTCCCGATGGATTCGCCCGAACACTTCATGGAAGGGGCCGGCTTCGCCTACGCGCTGTTCACCGGCGTCATCGACAGCATCGATGAAGACCCGATCCTCGGCCGGAACCGCGTCAGGCTGACGTCGCACGGCCGGCTGAGCCGGCTCGAGCGGGCCCGCGTCGAGACGCAGCTGTACGCGTCGATCACGACCGGCGCGGCGATGCAGTACCTGCTGGCGGCGGCCGGCCTCTCGGCGTCGGAATACAGCATCGACAGCGACGTCGTCACGAACGGGCGGATTCTCGCCTACTGGTACGGCGACGGCTCCGACGCCTACAGCCAGGCGCTCGCGCTCTGGGCGACCGAGGGCTATAGCGCGTTCTTCGGCGAGGACGAAGACGGTATCATTCTCTTCCAGGGCCGCAACTACCGCACGCTCTCCGAGCGGTCGCAGGAGGTCCAGGCGACGTTTCGCGACGTGCTGTCCGGCGACGACCTCTGGCACGTCGGCTTCCGGCTGCACCCCGGGATTCGCGACGTCATCAACCGCCCGGTCGTCGAGATCGTCCAGCGCCAGGCGGCGGCGCTCGCCGTGGTCTGGGAGTACGGCTCAAACGTCCTCACGCTCGACGGGACCGGCGCCGCGAGCGTCCGGGCGGCGCCATCTGATCCGTTCGTGGGCGCGGTCGCGCCATCCGTCGCGAGCGGCGACTTCGTGGTATCGGCCGGGACGGTCAGCGTCGCGCTCTCGCGGGCCAGCGGCGCCTCGACCGAGATCCAGTTCAGCGGCGGATCGCCGGGCGCGACGATCTCGACGCTCCGGCTACGCGCACAGGTCATGGCCGTCACCGGCGGCGTGACGGCGGAGACGCTGATCGACACCTCGGCCTCGATCGCGACCTACGGCGAGCGGTCGCTCCAGCTCGACGCCCTGCCGGGCCTGGCGCTCACGGACGCGGTGTCGTTGTGCGACGCGATGGCGATTGCCTACCAGGAGCCGCGCCCGGTCGTCGAGCTGGACACCGTCAACGACGAACGCCGCGTCGCCGTCCAGATCATGCGCCTGCTGATCGGCGACCGTATCCACGTCGTCGACTCCTGGTCGGGCGCTGACCTGGACGTCCTGATCGAGCAGCGGCGGCACCGGATCACGAACGGGCCGAGCCACTTGGTCACGTTCGGCTGCGAAAAGGTGGTCGAAGCCGACTGGGGCCTCTACGACGACGGCCTGTACGGGGTCGCCCTGTTCGGGCAGTAGGAGGGACACGCCACATGCCAGGACCGACCAGCCTACCGCCGGCCTACGTGTTCAGCCCGACCGACACGGCCGATAGCGTCAACCACGGCTCGGAGCTCCACGTCGACGACCGCGCCGAAATCCGGGCGCTCTGGACGAAGTTCGGGCTCGGCGCCTCGACGCCGGCCGCCGCCTACCAGACGCTGATGGCGAGCGCGGCTGGCGCTTCGGCCTGGGGCTACTCCGGCGCGGTCCAGCTCGCCCAGATCGCGCCGCTCGGAGCCGTCGCGGCCGCGATGGCGTTCACGGCGATCCCGCAGACGTTCCGCAACCTGCTGCTCCAGGTCGACGCTCGAGGCGACACGGCGGCCGCGAATACCGGTCTGAATATCCGCTTCGCGGCGAGCGGCGTCAGCTACGACAGCGGCGCGAATTACGATTTCCAGACCCTCTATGCCTCGGGCGCCACGCCCGGCGCCTTCGAGGCGTTCGCGCAGACGTCGCTCGCTCCGATCTCGGTGCCGGCCGCGAGCGCAGCGGCCGGGCTCTCCGGCGGCGGCTGCGGGATTATCGAGAACTACGCCGGGACGACCTTCGAGAAACGAACGGTGGTGAATATGGTGCGTAAGCAGGGCACGGCCGCGGCTGACCTGCGGGTCGCGCTTCAGGTGGGCTACTGGCGCAACACGTCTCCCATCGTCGCGATCCAGCTCTTCCCGACGGCCGGCAACTTCGCCGTCGGCTCGACCGCGACGCTCTACGGGCTACCGTAAGGAGGGATCGTGCAGCACGTGATAGCCGAGTGCGACAGCGGGGACGTCGTCGTCGAAGACCTGACGCCGGACGAAGCAGCCGACTTCGACGAGGGCCGTGCAAGCACCGAGTACATCCGCTACGGCGAGAGCGAGCGGATTATCCCGATCCAGGTCCGGACCGTCGACGTCACGCCGGCCGAGCTGTTCCGAAAGACGTTGGCGCCGATGACCGGCTACCTGCTGCGGCTGAGCCTGCTCGCGATGGCCGACAACAACCAGCTGCGTAGCGTGGAGGGCGTGATGGTCGTCGGGCGGGCGAACCAGGACGCGCTCATCGTCAACAACGCGGACGGCCAGAACCAGACGATCCAGGCGGACCACCGCCAGGGCGCCGGCGCGTCGTCGTGGAACATCCAGCCGGGCGTGAGCGGGACGGACTTCTACGTCACCGTTACCGGCGCCGCTGGCCGAACGATCGACTGGCGCTTTACGGGGAGTTTCGAGACGTTCAGCCCGGCCGGGATCGTGGAGGAGTAGCGCCATGCCGAGCGTCAGAGACGGGCGCGCCGAGGTCGGCGTCAGCTTCGACGACTGGTACCACGGCCGGGCGCCCGGCCAGCTCGCGGGCGCGATGCCGAAGCTGCTCAAAGCGATCGGAGCTACCATCCCGCCGCTCGACCGGGTGTCAGACGATAGCCCGGCCTACGCCCGGGTCGACTGGGGCCGCTGGGTCGCCGACTGCCCCTGCGGCGGCGCGTCGCTGGTCTGGCTCGCCGGGCCGCACCTGGCGTTCTGCGCAAGCTGCGCGAACGCCGACCTCGGCGGGCAGTGGCGGCGCGTCGTCGTCCCGGACGACGCCGTCGGGATCGCAAGCGCGCTCGACGGAGCGGCGCCGAACCGCCAGCAGTGGGCGCCCGAGGCGGAGGGCTAGCCCGTGCCCTTCACGCCGCCGCCGACCGCCGTTCCGCTCACCGTCATTCAGGCCCAGCACCGCAACGTGCTCCGGGACAATCAGCTGTACGTCAACGCCCTGATGCCGAGCCCGACCGCCGCGAACCAGCTCCCGATCCTGACCGGGCCCTCGGCCGGCACCTGGGCACAGGCCGGCACCGGCTCGTTCGTCGGCGGCGGCCTGACGACGGTCAAGCTCGGCGCGGCCGCGATCACGACCGCCAAGATCCAGGATGGCGGGATCGACGCGGCGGCGCTTTCCAGCTCGGCTCAGGCCGCGATGATGCCGGGCAAGCTGGTGCTCATGGTCCGCACCATCGCCGAGCTGCCGGCCGGCTGGGCCCGCGAGACGGCGCTCGACGGGCGTTTCGCGATCAACGCCGGTACCACCTTCACGGTCGCGTTCGCGGAGGCGACCGACTACGGGTCGTCCTGGGCGCACGCCCACGGCTGGTCTGGCACGACCGGCGTCCCGGACTCGACCCAGGCGAACATCGCGACCGTCACGCCGCAGCAGGTCGACGCCGCCAGTACCGGCCACTTCCACACGGCCGGCGGCACCTCGGGCTCGACCTCCTGGACGATCCCGTCGCGGGCCTATGTCTGGATCAGGAGAGCCTGATGGCCGGGTGTCGGGTGTCGGGTGATGGGTGTCGGGGGACGTCCCCTGTCACCCGATACCCGACACCCGACACCCGCTCGCGGAGCGAGCCGTAATGCCGTTCACGACGCCGCCAACGGCCGTAGACGGGACGCCGGTCGCGTCGGCGCACGTCAACACCCTGTCGGCCAACTCGTCCTGGTTCAACGGGCTGCTCCAGACGCCGGCCGCGGCCGGTCAGGTGCCCCAGGCGACCAGCGCCAGCGCGGCGGCCTACGGCCTGCTCAGCGCGGCCAACGTCCACGACGGCGCGGTCGGCACGGCCCAGTACGCTGACCTGACGATCGCGACGGCGCAGCTCGCGGCCGGCGCGGTTGACAGCACGATCCTCGCTAGCGACGTCGTCGCACGAATACCGCCCTCCGGGCTCGGCGCCTGGGTGCGCCTGGCCGGCGACATCGCGACCGGCTGGTCACGCGAGACGAGCGGCGACGGGCGGTTCTTCGTCGGGGCCGGCACCACCTTCACGGTGACGTTCGTCGAAGAGACCAACTCTGGGAGCTCGTGGGCGCACGATCACCCGTTCACGGCCAGCATCGCGGCCGGCTCGCCGTCGACGGTCGACACCAACTTCAGCCCGAGCGGCACGGGCACGGCGGCGCATATCAACCACACCCACGCGCTCTCAGGCACGACCAACACGGCGTCCTGGGTGATCCCGTCTCGCGGCTACGTCGCCGTCAGGAGAGCCTGATGGCCGGGTGTCGGGTGTCGGGGGGCGGGGGGCGGGAATGCGTCTCCTGACACCTATCACCTGGGCCCCGACACCCGCTCGCGGAGCGAGCTCGTGCCGTTCGTAGCGCCGCCGACCGCGATCACCGGCAGCGTCTGCGGCGCGGCCTACACCAACGCGTTCTCCGCCAACGACACCTGGTTCAACGGCGTGCTGCCGGCGCCGTCGGGCGTCGGGCACGTCCCGATCTCGTCCGGGACCAGCGCCGCCGCCTGGGACTACGTCAACTCGGCCCAGATCGCGGCGGGGGCGATCACCGGCAGCGTCATAGCGACCGGCGCG